AATGCCACCAAGTACGGCAGTGTGCAAAACTACGCCGACAGCCGCCTCGCCGGTGAGAAGTCCCCGGTGAACCACATGCTGCGCCACATCGGCCAGTACATTACCGGCGAGTCGCACGATCATTTCCACTCCGTCGAGGCCCACCTGTTGGCCATCGCCTACAACGCCATGATGGAGTATTACTATTACCAGCAATATGGACGAGAGGAATACAGACTAAATGTTGACCCAAGGGTTGAATAGGCCACTGGCCGAGAGACTCATCGAAACCCCCGCAGGTGTCATCCACCTGTACACCGTGGAGAAACCCGACCACAGCCTGGAGGTGACCGCTACCCTCAAGACCAAGGTCACTGTCCACGCCGATGCCCTGCTCATGCACGACAAGATGGGCAAGGCATTGGTCAAGAAAGCCGAGGACACCGCAGTACGAAAGTTAATCTCCACTGTGCTATTGCCCCCGCCACTGTTGAGTATCGTGCGGGAACTCAATGTCCTGTGCATGGAATGCCTTGTCACCATGCAGGACAGCGCCCACCTGGAGGATCTCAAGTATAAGCGTATGGACCTCACCGACCAGTTGGCCAAGATCCAGGCCATTGTGAGACAGCCGTACCTGGAGGGAACCTATGGGCATGACACTGGACCTGCCGACGATCAGGGTTGACATGCGCGAGGGTTCCAAGACGCTGGTGCCACTGCTGGAGAATACGTGCAATGTCATACAGGTCCCACAGTTACCCGCCGGGGACTTCATGTGGCGGTCTCGTCTCCGCGATGGCAGTACTGTCAAGACGCTCTGTGAGTACAAGACCTTCGCCGACTTTCTCGCAAGTAAACGTGATGGCCGGTTACTAGAGCAGGTCGTTGGAATGCTGGAGTATGGCGACCGCAACATACTCCTCATCGAGGGCGACTGGGGGCTGGGACCCAAGGGTATGGCAGTAGTAAGGAGCAAGGAGTGGAAGAACCATCGCGGCATCATGGTCGAAGGTGGGTATAGGCAACCACATACTGGCACGGCACGGCCACCGACGTTTAGTGAACTTAGTGGGTTTCTATGGGAGTTGCAGTATATTGCAGGCTTCCAGGTATGGCGGTCCATGACAAAGGACGAGAGTGCAGCACTAGTCGCGCAGGCATGTAGATTGGAGTGGAAATCATGGAAGGAGCATGATGCCCTTGGCGTAGATGGGGTAGTCGGGGCCAAGATGGAGAAGGTCACGCCCAGTGGTGGCCCCAAGTTTATGACCCCCGGTAAATGCTGGCGCATGGCCGCGCAGATAGATGGGCTAGGTAGCCTCGCAAGCTATACAGAACATGGCTTCGACACCCCGCATGAGATGGTCAACGCCAGCATTGAGACATGGGAAGCAGTGTTGCCAGCGAAACAAAAGTGGCGTGCCCGTGACATATACCGCTGGCTACGAGAGAGATAGAAGTTAGTCACTAACAAAGGAGAACAGAACAATGACAACGAAACAATTGGTTACCGCACATAGCCGATGGTTGGAAGTAATGGTCAACGCTAGGCGTCTGCTTAGCAAACCAGGCAAGTGGTCACGCACCACCCACAATCTAAACAGTCGCGGCCTGCCCTGTGTGATCACAGAGGCGCAACGCTATAGTCTCATTGGCGCATTGGAATGGGGCCTTGATGATCCCAATGAGTTATACGCAGTCTGCTCGTACATGTGCCGCACGCTGGGATTGAAGGGCAATCTCCACGATTGGCACCGCCGTATGGAAGAAGCTGGCGAGATGGTCGTACTCGCCGACATACTCAAGCTGCTCAACAAGGCCATCGTGATGACCGAAAGGACGATCATCGACAATGACTGATAACAAGCTGGCCGACAACAAGCTGGTGTGGTACGCCTGGGTGCGGGGGCTGGCCGACATCGTCATCCACCTGCTATGGATCACCGCACTAACCACCTACCTCATGCCACTGCTATGGGAAGTTCACAAGGCAATCAACATCCGGGGAGCACGCTAATGGAACGCAGCAATCAAGACTGGATCAGCAACATGAGGGGAACCGAGAACCTCTTCGACGAACTCCACAGCATTGATGGCGAGACTCACATCTCCCAGGACGTCAACGGCAAGTACTGGTTCTGGGACGAGAGCGGCACTGATGGCTACGGGCCGTTCGACAAGTTGCCCGAATGCCGGGAGGCCATGCTCAACTACGGCAGGACACTGGGCTAGTTATGGCAGTGGACTTCTGGCCGTATTTGACACGGGGCGTGGGGGCGCGGTGCAGCCGGTGCATCGCCACCCTCGACCCCACGCAGTACAGTCACGTCGTACCCCCCGCTGGGCCAAGCGATGCCGAGGTAGTATTCGTGGGCGAAGCCCCCGGGGGACAGGAACGTGATGAGCCATTCCAAGGCAACGCGGGTGACGAGTTGAACAACCACTATCTCCCACTGGCCAAGTTGGAACGCTCTGAGGTGTATATCACTAATGTCTGCAAGTGCCGCCCACCCAGTAACCGGACCCCAAACGTGAGTGAGATTAACGCCTGTGCCCAGCACTTCCTGGTACGGGAACTCGACCGGCTAAACCCTAAGCTGGTTGTCCTCATGGGCGGCACCGCTTCCAGTATAGTCGATGGAGACCCGATAGATCTGGAGAGCGATCATGGGCGGCATTACCATGGGACCATACTAGGCCGGGGTCCATACGACATTATGCCGACATACCATCCGGCACTGGGCCTGCATGTGAGTAATCGCATTGACGCCATCGAGGAGGGGTTTGCCAATGTGGGGCGATGGATGGCAGGTAAGTACACCGAACCGGTAGACGAATGGAAAGGAGAGGAAGAGTACGTCTACCTAGAGGACTGGACCGCTGGGCATAAGGGGAGTAGACCGGTGTTCATCGACAGTGAGAGCGAGTACGGCGCGCTGTACTCGTGGCAGTTCACCCAAGTACCCGGTGTGGGCATCATGGTCCAGGAGCATGGGGACTCGACGCAACGTATTGACAGCAAACGCCGGTACCTGCAACGCATACTCAACGAGTGCAAGGTGCTGGTCATGCAGAATGCCATCGTGGAGGTGGCGGCGTTTCGGGCACTGGGCATACATGTCGATTGGGCCAAGGTGACTGACACGATGCAGATTGCCTACCGACGTGCGATGTCACAGGGGTTGAAGCCACTCGCTCGGCGGCACTGCGGCATGAAGATGCAGTCATACATGGAGGTGACAAATAGAGCAAGTAAACGTAAAGTCAAGGAGTGGATAGTGGAGGTGGTGGATCACCTGCCGCAGTTAGTCACTAACCGCATAAGCGAAAAGACTGGGGCGTACCTGAAGCCTAAGAGAACTGAGAACCCCATGGTGGCAGTACTCGATGGCATATTGAGGTCGATGACCACCAACCCCAAGTACGACCCATGGAAACGGTGGCGGGAACACAAGGAGGAGCTACCGGCGGGGGCGACATTACTGGCCATCGCCAACAAGAAGAAGCAATGGTACTGGCGGGAGTGGCTGTTGGACTACGTGGGTAGTGACATGCCCCAACGTGGATTGAGACATGTCGATCCCACCCTCGCTAAATGGTACGCCTGCCGGGACGCCGACGCAACCTGCCGGGTGTACTACACGATAGGCAAAGACTTGGATAGCTTATGGAAGGTAAGAGAATATGACTGGAATGCAAGATAAGATCGTAATCACAATGGGCGACATCAAGCAGGCGTCCATCAACCGGGCCAACCGCGTGCCGTATGTAGAGGTAACCATGGGCCTGGAGTTGTACCTCCTGGATGTCATGCAACGCATGGTGGACGCCAGGACCAAGACCGACGTGCTGGCCACCATGCACACCATGATGGAGATTGCCATCCAGGCCGGGATGGATGCGGAACGTAAACGCCACGCCGCCGAGACGCTGGCCCTGATGCAGGCCGTGGCCGAAGCCCCCGTGGTAGAATAGTAAGTACCGTAAGTAGTAGATAACAAAGGAGAAACCAATCACAACATGGCAACCAAAAAGCCGTTCATCACAGAAGAACCCGTCCGCACGCTGGAGGTGCTGGCACAACCCAAGGTCGCACTGGCCACAGCCAAGGAGATGGAGTCCCTCATACGGGAACGTCAAGGGTACAAAGCCCAGGAGAAGGTGGCCCTTGGTCTCATTGCCAAGATCAACCCGGTCATCTACTCGCACATGGCACGCATGGAGGACGGCGTGCAGATACATGTGACCGATAGCCGTCTCCCCGAGGGCAAGGTCTGGCGTGCCGTACTTGGTGGGGCCACCCGTACCACCGTCAACCTGTCGGCACTCAAGATGTCCATGCTGGCTCATGGCATACAGCCTGCCAAGATCGACGACATCCTCGACTACGAGGTCCAGGTCGTTGACGAGGAGACCGGGAAGTTGACACTCACCCAGGTGGTCAAAACCTCCACTAGTGACTCGGTCAACATCCGCATGGTCAACGCCGGTTAGTCACTAACAATTCGCTGGATGTACGCCAGCGCGGGGACGATGAGATAAGCCATGTTAAGGGTGGCCGTCGTCCCCAACTATTACCAAGGAGAACAACCATGACTGACACCGAGATTATGAACCGCATCCGCGAGGCCATCGCCGCCCTGGACGAGGCCCTGCTGTATATACCCCATGTGGACAAGATAGACCACAAACGGTACATCCGTATCCAGGACGCCGCCACCGCGCTGATCGAGGCACGCGAGGAGTTACAGATACGCATCACCGTTCAGGACAACGCACGCAAGGCTATCGAAAGGATGTCGCAATGAAACCCGCCCCCTGGCTAGCCGCAGTCACCGTCATCTCCTGGGGCCTGCTGGTCATGGCCATCTCCACCAACGCCGTCCAGACCGCACGCCTCAACCGCCTGGAGGAAGGTCTCAAGGCCGTGGCTGAGGACATGGTCAAGCTGGATGTGGCGCTCCAGACCATCAATGCCCGTATTACCAAGATGCAAGGAGGTGAGAGACTATGACCCCCGCAGAGAAAGCCCACTTGGCCCAGGTGGCGGCGTATGGAGTGAAGCCAACCAACGCCCTGTTCCCGGTCATCGGCGACATGTTCAACGCCCACTGGGAGAGGTGCGATGCCCTGCTGGTGACCACCAATGCCCACAAGCGTACCGATCAAAGCATCGTCATGGGCAGGGGCGCAGCCAAACAACTGGCATTGAAGATTGACGGTATAGATGTCGATCTCGGTCGCCAGATAGAGCACTTGAAACCGTATGGCATAGTGTGGTCGAAGTTCGAGATCGAGGACGGCGACTGGGTTGTGCCTAACATTGGTGCATTCCAGGTCAAACGCTCCTTCAAGGACAAGGCATCACTAGACTTGATTGAACGTTCCTGTGTCATGCTGGACAAGTGGTGCCGCGCCCACCCCAAGGCGAAGGTGCGCCTCAACTACCCCGGCATTGGCAACGGGGGTCTCAGCGAAGCTGAGGTACGGCCAATACTGGAGGAGTGCCTGAACATGAAACAGGTGTCGATATGGAAGTGCCCCCCGGAGGTAACCCATGAAGACCTATAGGGAACGGGTGGCCATCGCCGAGGAGATCGTGCGGCGGGTAGACACGGTGGCCCTACTCAAGTGTGACGAGGTGCTAGCCATACATGCCAGGGCCGTCGCCGGGGAGTTCGACGACATATTCGACAGTGGGGTTAGTGACTAACATGGACATCTCTATCCCATACCTCACTGGCGTATTCATCCTGGGTTTTATCCTGGGGTTCATCATTGGCCGGGAGTGGCGCGACTAGTTATGTATATCCCATCGCGAGTCCGCCACCCCAGCTTTGCCAACACCCAGGCCCTTGACCGTCTCCCTATGCCCACAATCGAAGACATGATGCGCCTGGGTGTGGCCATTGATGTACCATATCTTAGCACTCTCGCTGAGGAAATGCGTGATACTATGGAGGATCTCTCTGCGAAGGTACGGCGACGGGTTCCGCCAGATAAGCTAGCAGAGTTTCTCGGCAACGACGTTGATGACACCGGCGACGATGCTGAGACTGCGGGGGAGGTGAGTAACGAGTCGGTATCGGTAGCCAGCCGGTTCAAGGTCACCTCCCCCGAACAGGTGGCATGGTTTCTATTTGACATGCTGGGGGTGGGTAAGGGGAAACAGTTAGTCACTACCCCGGATGGCTCCAGGATCTCAACAGGTAAGAAACAATTAGAAGCACTCAAGGCCGAGCATGAAGCGATCCAGGAGATACTGGCATTTCGTGAAGTCCACAAGCTATATACCACCTATGTCCTCAAACTCCCCCGGATCGCCCGACACCATCCTAAAGGTCGTCATTGCCCTGTATGCGGTCATACTCATCGTGAGCCTAGTGATCGAGTTCACACTACGATAGTTGCCACCAGGACTGATACAGGTAGGCTGGCAGGTAGGCGACCTAATCTAATGAACATACCCATTAGGTCCCCACTAGGGGCACGGGTACGGGCGGCATTTATACCCAGCTACGGCATGTCCATGGTGGGCGCAGACTATAGCCAAATAGAACTACGTATCCTCGCCAGCGAGTCTGCCGACCCGTTCATGATGCAGTGCTTCCTGGAGGGCCGCGACATACATGCGGAGTCCACCCTTGAAGCGATGGGGATACGAGACAAGGTGGCCTTCGACCCGAAGTCCAAGGCCATCTACCCCATTGTCGCTGGTGCCACTATCCCCACCATTCAGGAGTTCATGACAATGAGGGCAGGGATGAAGAACGCCAACTTCGGCATCGTCTACGGCATCACCTGGATGGGCTTGCAGGCGCAACTTGTCCTTATAGGTATCTACTGGTCTAAAGAGCAGACCATCGCTTTCATCGAGGAGACCTGGCACAAGGTGT